TAAAGGCAGGATAAATGAAATGGAACATAACATACAAACAAATGACATTGACTTTGGACAGGTTACCAAAACTATTTATAAAGGTATTTCAACAGAATCCTCTAATTTAATTAAACTTGTATTTATGCAAACACGAAATGCAGGAATTGTAATACGATTATATTTCCAAAGAATTATTAATACTGGTATAGTAATACAAGGTAAAGAAGTCAAGTTTGATGATTGGGAATGTTACCACGATCAGGATTTATTTCTTAATATTAGTATTGTAAAATGAAAAAACTTATCCATCACCGGTGGCAGAAGATTGAACCTACAAACAAACTTAAACACAAGGAATGTACTCGCTGTCATTGTGAAAAATTCTATGACTCTGAGGGATTCCGGCAACTAATATATCAGGATAGGTTTGGACACATGTCTTACCATACACCACAATGTGTACTGCCAAATACCCGGTTGTAAAGGGTTGTTAATCAGGGATAAATAAAATAATATGTGCAAAGTCTTTATTTTTAAAATAATTTACTTATCTTTACGCTGTATTTAAAAAACGAATATTAATTCATAGGGGCACATATGGGTAATAAAATATTTTCTACTTTTTTCAGATCAGGTTTAACATTACCACTCGTGTCGGAGGTTATTAAATGGTGCCCCATTTATGTCCTCCGACTTTTTATTTTTATATCCCATGTACTAAAAAATACAAAACAACCCTCGGTGGGCTTTCCTACCCCGGTAAGTTTCTTGACATCGAGGGTTTGTTTTTCTATATTTGATATAACTAAAAAATTTACTTTATGAAAATGGAAAGAACAATACCACCTGAGAATGCTCCAGAGAAAATTATCTATGCTGTTCAGGACGAACCTATTGTTATTTCAAAAGCATTGATTGATCTTTTATTAAAAGAAGATCATCCCACTGAATTAATAGCTTTATATACATTTTATTATTACACATCCAAATGGCAAAAGACAGATCAGCCCAAAGCCACAGATAACTTCTGTGAACAAGGACTTTCTATGGGACGAGATCGCTTTACTAGAGCCAAACAAACTCTAACCCGATTAGGATTGATAGAACAAATAAGCAGTAAAGATCAATATGGTAAAATTAATGGTTGGTTTATTAGAGTCAATTTTATATGGACTAAAGATAGTGTAAAAAAAGCAATCAATGACCAGACAGTTGAAAACAGTAGTCTGGTAGAGAAAAACCAGACAGTTGATTTCCCACTCAGTGGAAAAACAGAAATAAATGCTTTAAGTTCTAATAATATAAATGCTTTAAGTTCTAATAATAAAAAAATAAACAAAAAAGAAAAAACTTTTATACCTCCCTTATTAGAAGAAGTTGTTGAATATTTCTCAACTAAAGGATACACTAAACAAGCTGCTGAAAAAGCCTATGATTATTATTCAATTGCAAATTGGATAGATAGTAAAGGTAATCCTGTACGAAACTGGAAACAGAAAATGATTGGAAATTGGTTCAAGAATGAATATCGTATCAATGGTCATAAATTACCAGTTACTACTTCTGGTAGTCACAATTCCGGTCATATAGGAAAATTTAGACAACCCACACAAATAATTAACTAAAAACATTCAATTATGACAAATTTAACATTTGAAGAACGTCGAGCACAAAGATTAAAAGAACAACCAGAACGAGAAGTCAAAAGTCTTCAACATTGGAATGAGAATAATTTAAGAGATGAGCTTATAAAATTACCCCCCCGTATTAGACGTGATATAGAACATATCCCGTTTCCAGAAATAGACATTGTTAAAGGAACGTATCTTTGTGGTAAGGTAGGGTCTGGTAAAACAATACGTGCTATTTTTTTAATGTTAGCTGATTTACGTAATGGTTATGTAAAAGGGAGTAATCTAGGGTCTTATGAAGCTATATTTATTTCTGTTCCAGAATTGTTGTTTGAATTTAAACGTCTTTATTCGAACCATAATGAAACAGAAGATGGGTTAACAGAAGATGATCTAGTAAAAAAATACAGTAATATTGGTTTGTTAGTGCTTGATGATTTTGGGGTAGAAAAAACAACAGATTGGTCTTTCCAATTGCTTTATCTTATAATCAACCGGCGTTATGAATACATGAAAAAAACTATCTTTACATCCAATTTTACCTTAGAACAATTGGCTGAAAAATTAGGAGATGATCGTTTGCCTAGTCGAATCCAGCAGATGTGTGAAATCATCCTTTTTAATAACAAAGATTATCGTTCAGGAGTATAATGGAACGTTCAATAGCAATAGGTTGTATAGCTAGTGTAGAATATCTGCAACAGATACAAAGCATCTGGGATTCCCGTTTTATAGAATCCGACAGTGCCAAGCGAATATGTCTATGGGCATGGGAATACTTTGAGGAAACCAGTAAGGCTCCCGGAAATACTATTTACGATATATTGCTTGAAAAAACAAGAACTCATAAAATATCTGAAAAGGATGCTAAGGATGTTGAAGAAATACTTAATAGTCTAAGTAAAGACAGTTTTCAAGAAATAAATCTGGAATATTTACTCACCCAGACTAAAAAATATTTCAGATCACAACGTTTAACTATTTTGTCAGATACTATCACATCGCTGATCACCCGTGGACAAGTAGATGAAGCTGAAAAACAGGCTTGTGATTATAAACCAACAGCAAACACATCAGAGACTGATTTAGACCTGAGTAATGAAATTACACTAGACCGGGTTGAACGGGCTTTTAATATTATCAATGAACCAGTCATAACATATCCTAAACAATTAGGTAAGTTTTGGAATGATCAATTGATCAAAGGTGGGTTTGTTTCTATACTCGCTAGTGACAAGAAAGGAAAGTCATATTTCCTATTAGATATGGCAATGCGAGCTTGCCGGAATGGTAAACGGGCATGTTTATTTCAAGCAGGAGATATGTCTGAAGCTTCTCAACTCCGACGTATTTGTATATATCTGGCACAACGGTCTGATCAGGAAAAGTATTGTGGTCAGCAATGGGAACCTGTACGAGATTGTGTATTGAATCAGATAGATGAATGTGATAATGTAGAACGGGAATCTAGTTTTGGCATCTTTGGAGGTCGGGATGAAAAAGAATTACGTAATGAGATAACCTTAGAACAACTTATTACAGCACATGAAGACACAAATAATATTGGTTATATCCCATGTCATAACTGTCGAGCATATGAAACAAACCGTCTAGGTGCAGTCTGGATTCAACGAATTAATACTGGTGATCCTCTGACAGTTAAAGAAGCTCAACGAAAAATATCTGATTTTTTTATCACTCACAAGCGACATTTCAAACTTAGTAGTCATGCCAATGGAACATTGAGTGTACGACAGATAGAAGCAATACTGGCTGGGTGGGAAAAACAGGATGAATTTGTACCTGATCTAATTGTTATTGATTATGCTGACTTGCTGGTAGCAGAAACTAAAGAGTTTCGTCATGGTCAGGATGAAATCTGGCGAGGTCTGCGTCGGTTATCTCAGCAAAATGGTAATCCACTGGTTGTAACAGCTACCCAGGCTGATGCAAAAGCGTATGAACGTAATAAACTTACTGCCAGTAACTTCTCGGAAGACAAGCGCAAGCATGCCCATATAACGGCTGAATATGCTCTGAACCAAGATATTAAGGGAAGAGAAAAGAAATTAGGTATAATCCGCATCGGGGAAATAATGTTACGTGAAGGAGATTTTGAAATAGGCAATGAGGTTACTGTTTTGCAGAATTTACGTCGTGGACGACCTTTTATTTCAAGTTTCTTTTGAATATTAAAAAAATTATTTGTATAATATATTGAAAAATTAATTAAATTTATAAAAAGTATAAACCAAAAATTTGCTACAATGAAAGAAATTAAAAAATCAGCTATCCGTGTGGCTACTGAAGAAATTATTGAAAAGATAGGTCTGACCACCCCTAATGAACAGGGTGAGAAGGTGCCTATTACGTTCGATGACAACACGTCGGATCAGGAAGTGGAACAGGTATTTAAAGACGCTGTAGGGTACATTGATCCTGTGTTAGACAAGAGTAAATTCTCTATAGCAACTAAGATTATTATTCACAATTATGACCCAAAGTTGTTCCCCGAAGTTGAGGCAACAGTTAAGGAAGTTAAAAAAGAAACCACCCCTGAACTTCTTGAAGTTGAACCAGCAGACGACCTGTTCACACAAATCAACAGTTGTGAACGGCTGAAAGACCTCAAGGCGATTGCTCAGACCAATACAGAATTCAAAGGTCTGCGTGGACGGTTGAACAGTTACAAGAGCCTAGATGATCTCCACGATGCTATGGTTGACGTGCTGAACAGTGGGGAACCACAGGTGGTAGCTGATAGGTTGCATGAACAGAATATTGAAAGCCAGGGTGTCAATGGTGGGGAGAAAAAGGAAAAACCTGCTGAAGAAAAACAGTTTAAAGCTAAAATGGAAGTTGTCCCTACTGGGGATAAAAAAGAAGCAACACTTGTTTCTGAAAAGAAGGTTAAGGCTGAGAAAAAAGAGAAGGTTGCAAAAAAGGAACCTAAACCACTGATCGAAAAAACTGGTAAAACCCGTGCAACGGTAATGGCTAAAATATTGCAGGAAACTGTGGATGTGCCAATGACAATAAAAGAAATAGCAAACCGGGTACAATCAGAATTTGGTGGAAGTGAGAATGAAGCAAAATATCAAACAAAAGTTGCTGTTAGTCTTTTATCAGAACTCAAACTCATTAACGAACAGTCTGGTAAATTATCATACAAAGGATAATCCAGTATGGTTTTGCTTAACACCCCAATAGAAAAATATATACATGATAATATTTCTTACTTTGTCAAACGTGAGGATTTGTCATGTAAATCACCTGGTCCACCTTTTGCAAAAATAAGAGGGTTGTATCCTCACATGAAAAAATTAAAAGCAGAAGGTGTGACAACCGTTGGTTATATGGATACTGCTATTTCTATGGCTGGATGGGGTATTTCATATTTTGCTAAGAAATTAAAAATGCAAGCGGTTATTTATTACCCTCAATACAAAAGTGGTTTTAAATATAACCAAACAGTGTTTATTAAAAAGTGGGAAAAATTTGGTGCTGTTATTTGTCCATTGGAAAAACCTAATTTGTACCAGATAAATGTTTACAGGGCAGAAAACCGGTTTAAAAAACAATATCCTGATGGTGTATGGTTGCCGAATGGTTTGAATCTCACCGAGACATTGGAAAGTGTTTGTAAAGAATCTTTTCAGACTTTTAAACAGATGCAGCCTGCAAGTATCATTTGTTGCGTTGGTAGTGGAGTAATGCTTGCGGGCATTCTACAAGGGCTAAATAGAGTTATGGTTCGAACGAAAGAGATTAATGCAGTACTTATACACAGGCAGGTCAATATACCCGCAAAACGCACCAAAATACTAAACCATGCTGGTTTTAAGGATTACATGTATTCCGGGTTTTTTCCTGAATATCCTTTGATTGGAAATGTTACAAATGCATTGAATATTATCAAAACTGAATATTTATACCATGAACAGGCAAGAATGAAAGCACCATTTCCATGCAACACGTATTATGATTTGAAAGCATTTGAATGGATGATTAATAATATTCATGAATTACCACAACCAATTTTGTTTTGGAATATAGGAGCTTAGACTATGAAAATGGAACGTACAATCCCATCGGAAACAACTGAAAAGAAAATAAAGGGGAAAAATAAAGAAAGTCTTGCTAATTCAAAAAACAGTAAAGCAAATTTCTTTTTTCGGATGGGAATTACAAGTGTTCCAAATTCCATATTAATATATGATCGTAGTGATTCTTCCATTGATTTATCTGTCAATGAAAGATCAAGTAAAGATTTTAACAGGGACTTGGTAAATAGAACATGTTCTGACAGACAACTCCGAAATGCTTTTGGAATGAGTGGTCCAACTTGCAGAAGAAAAGATGGAGCATTATCAAAATTCCCTCAAAATATTGGTCGTCTTTTGGTAAAATTCTTTTGTCCACAAGATGGTATAGTTTATGACCCTTTTGCCGGACATAACAGCCGGATGCAACTGACCTATGAATCCAATCGGAGTTATATAGGTGTAGATATATCACATGAATTTATGATTAAAAACCATGAAATACGAAATATACTAAAAAGTGAAAAACGACAAGGATTACTTATTCAGAATCAGAATTTTATCCGGCTTATTGAATGCAGTTCATCAAAAGTAAAAATATTAAAAAATGATTTTGCTGATTTTACTTTAACCAGTCCGCCATACTGGAACCTGGAATACTACGGAGATGAACTAGAACAATTAGGTAATGCTAAGACTTATGGTAAATTTATTAAACTTATTTCAGAACATGTAAAAGAAAATTTTCGTATATTGAAACTTGGTTCATTTTGTGCCTGGTTTATAAATGATTTTATTATAGATAAGATTTTTTACCCTTACCATATTGATATTGCCCGTTTATTTCAAGAATCTGGTTTTATATTACATAATATTTATATTGTTGATCTTGGAAGACCTTTTACTGAATCATTTATACAATCAATAATCAATACAAAATGTTTTCCGAAAAGACATGAATTCTGTATAATTGGTAAAAAACCAGGAGTTAATCAAGGTGTGGAAAATCATATTTTAAGTCTTATAGAATAAGAATTGTATAATATAAAAACAGAATATGAAAAAAGAAAATTTGCTACGAGCCTTAGAAATTGTTAAGCCCGGTCTGGCAAGCCGTGAGATCATTGAACAGACCAATGCTTTTGCTTTTATCAAAGGACGGGTGGTCACATACAATGATGAAATAAGTCTGAGTCACCCTGTTGAAGGACTGGATATAACCGGTGCTGTACAGGCAGAAGAACTGTACCAATTACTCCGTAAGATCAAGAAGGATGAGATTGAGATTACAGTTAATGACAACGAGATCACCATCAATGCCGGCAAGGCAAAAGCTGGTCTGGTGCTGCAACAGGAAATCAAGTTACCCCTGCAGGAAGTAGACACCCATAGTGACTGGCACAAGTTACCAGAAGGGTTTACAAAGCCCCTGCGTTTTGCCGTAACAGCATGTAGTCACGACTCCAGCCAGCCTATACTTAAGAGTGTACATGTTAACCAGAAAGGTTACATTGAGGGTTCAGATAACTTCCGGGTCACCCGTTATACCCTAGTGAAGCGTATGCCTGTGAAGACGTTCCTGATACCAGCCACCAGTGTACGTGAAGTGATTAAACTAAACCCAGCTGAAATAGCTGAGGGCACCGGTTGGATTCACTTCCGCACCGCTGAAGGAACTACGTTGAGTTGCCGGGTATATGAAGAAACATTCCCTGACACTACACCATTCCTGAGCGTGGAAGGCGTGGAGATTAACTTCCCCAAGACTATCACGGATATTATCGAACGTGCTGCTGTATTTACTGAGAACGATGTCTATGTCTCACTAAAAGACAAATGTATCACCATAAGCAGCAAGAGTGACACGGGGTGGTTTAAAGAAGAAGCCAATGCGGTGTATGATGGGGAACCTGTTGAATTCAGTATTGTGCCAGGTCTGCTCAAGGATATTTTATCAGAAACGCAACATTGTGTTTATAATGGCAGTGTACTGAAGTTTGAAGGTGAAAACTGGGTATATGTCAGTTCAGTGATAGCAAAAGAGTAAATTATGCAAATATTCCGGGATGATCCTATTAAAAAACAAATAGAATTACGTCAACAAATTAAAAATTCTATCACTGAATTATTGTCAGATATTTCATTTGATAAACAAATCCGGTTTATCAATGAAATCCGGGAACATATTCATACACTTTCCCCGTTTAAAAATGAACCAGTTGATTTTGTAAAATGGGTTCCTAGTGAAAGTGTGATAGCAAATGATTATAACCCAAATAAGGTAGCACCACCGGAAATGGAATTGCTTGAGGTTAGTATAGTAAATGATGGTTATACTCAACCAATAGTTACATGGCCAACAGAAAATAAAGCTGAAGTGATAGACGGTTTTCACCGTAATCGTGTCGGTAAAGAGTCTAAATTAGTCAAAGAAAGAATAATGGGATATTTACCAACTGTTATAATAAGAAAGGAACAGAGTGGTAAAAACGATCGTATTGCCTCTACAATACGACATAATAGAGCCAGAGGTAAACATACTATTGATGGTATGTCAGAAATAGTTATTGAACTCAAAAATAGAAATTGGAAAAATGCCCGGATTGGAAGAGAACTTGGTATGGATGAGGATGAGATATTACGTCTTTGTCAAATTACCGGACTTGAAAGCCTATTTAAAGATGATGATTTTTCAAAATCCTGGTTAATTGAGGATTCAGATGAAGGTACAGAAATATTAACAGATATTGTTACAGAAGAAGAAAAGGAAGAAAATGAGTTTAGAACTGTAAATACAAGTGATCCAAATCGTATATTTCACACATACGACAAATGGGAATGTTATAGAGCAGGTTTTTATGACAGTACAAAAGAAGGTATGACAAAAGAACAATGTGAACAGGCATATTGTGATTTCCTGGCTGATGAAACCCAATTCCGGGATGCTTTGAGTCATATCATAGTTGAATGGAAATACTCATGTGAACACTATCTGACCAATGTTTCAATGAACCGGATCGCTTATTTAGGTCAGGCTGCTTTATGTTATGCAAAAGGCATACCAAGTACATTCCGGAGTGGATTTCATCTACTGTCAAAAGAACAACAGGAAAAAGCTAATAATATAGCATTAGAATATCTGAACAAATGGTTACAAAATAATGGGCGTGAAGAAATTTCTATTGAAGACGGGTTGATGATAGAGAAACAGGTTGATATTTATTAGAAATGAATATAAAGAAATATCAGACATATACTGTATTAGAGGCATCCAGAGACAGGGTTAGAAAAGTATTTGATGACTTTGAACGGATATATATATCCTTTTCTGGTGGTAAGGATAGTTCTGTAATGACACATTTGGTTTTGGAAGAAGCTATACGACGAAATAGAAAAGTAGGATTACTGATTATTGATCTTGAGGCACAATATGCTGATACAATAAAGCATGTTACAAATATGGTAAATCTTTACAAAGAAAATATTGATCTGCATTGGGCATGTATCCCTTTATTGCTTCGTAACGCAGTTACTCAATTTGAACCCCGTTGGATTTGCTGGGATCCAGATAAAAAAGATATTTGGGTACGAGATATGCCAAAAGAAGCAAAAACTGAAAAAGATTACCCATTTTTTATTCCCCGAATGGAATTTGAAGAGTTTATGGTTTTGTTTGGAGAATGGTACGGACAAGATAAATTAACTGCTGGATTCATTGGTATTCGTTGTGATGAAAGTTTACATAGGTATTGTGCCATTGCCCGGACTAAAATAGGGCTAACATATAAAAATTACAGGTGGACAACAAAAGTTGCAAAAAATTTGTATAATATATATCCTATTTATGATTGGCGAACTGAGGATATTTGGGTATTTCACGGTAAATATCCTAATAAAATACATAATAAAATATATGATAAAATGAATATGGCTGGTGTTAAGTTAAGTCAACAACGGTTATGTCAGCCATATGGGGATGATCAGAAAAAAGGATTATGGTTATATCATATTCTTGAACCTGAAACATGGTATAAATTAATTGCCAGGGTAAATGGTGCAAATTCTGGTGCTTTATATATTCAGGAACATGGTAATATCAATGGGTATTACAAAATTACAAAACCAGAAGGTCATACATGGGAAAGTTTTTGTAATCTACTTTTAAGGACTTTGCCAAAGAAAACAAGGGATCACTACATATTCCGGTTTAAAAAATTCATTTCTGGTTGGCATGACCGGGGATATGAAAAGATACCAGAAGAAGTGCCGGAAGAACTTGAAGCAAAATGCTGGGCTCCATCCTGGCGTCGGATGTGCAAAGTTATTTTACGTAATGATTATTGGTGCAAGGGACTCGGTCAGACTCAACCTAAATCAGATGCTTATTGGGAATTCAAAGAAATAAAAAAGAAACGAGCATTAGAAAAGAATCAAAAAATAGAATCAGAAACAGTAACATTATTTGAATGATAAAAAAACCCGCTGTAACACAGTTAATTGCTTTACTAGATAAACCTGCATTACTGAGATGGGCAAATCAGATAGGTTTGCAAGGTATTGAACTAGATAAATATCGTAAACAGTCAATGTCTACCGGTACGGATTTACACAACCAGATTAAAGAAAATATACAAAACAAAATACCTTTTAAAGATATTCAGGTTCAACAAAACTGGGATCATTTTATTGCAGATAAACATATAATTGCTTCTGAAAAGGATATTGAAACTGAATGGTATAAGGGACGGTTAGATATAAAACTATTTTATAATGGTTATACATATATCTGTGATTTTAAAAGTCAATCATCTGTATATCTTGAAACAATACTCCAATTGACAGCATATCGTATGGCAGTAAACCATAGTGAATTTACTAAAATTGCAGTCATTGAAATTCCTGTATTCCGTTTGATCCCTATTGAAATAATTAATTTTGAACCATATGAAGAAATATTAAAATCACTTTACTCTATTTACAAGTGTAAACAACAAATACAGGTGATTAAATGAAACCCTTCTTTAATACTCAACAGACAACATCCGTTTCACGTCCAGATGGTAAGGGACGTTCCTGCATCAGCTGTGGTCTGTATAAAGATGTCATCACACCTCATATGAAACCGTATGGTAATTTCAAAAAGAAAATACTAAATATAGCAGAAGCACCTGGATTAGAAGAAGATCAGGCAGGACGACCATTCCAAGGCAAAACCGGACAACTCCTGCAACGTACTTATAAAAAACTAGGTATTGATCTGTTTGAGGACTGTCTGAATATTAATAGTTGCTTATGCAGACCCACGGATAGCAAAGGTAATAATCGTACACCAACGAATCAGGAAATAGAAAATTGCCGTCACACTGTTTTACAATTAATCAAGGACGTCCAGCCACACGTCATTGTATTACTAGGTGGTTCTGCTCTGTATAGCTTGCTGGGTCACCGATGGCGTAAAAACCTGGGTGGTATCAGTAAGTGGCGGGGATACACTATACCAGACCGGGATTTCAATGCCTGGTTATGCCCTACGTTCCACCCCAGTTATATTGAACGTAGTGACACGGGTGGTGTGGAAGAAGTCATCTGGTTACAGGACTTGCGTCAGATGGTAGATTGCATTGACACACCACTGCCTGTATATAAAGAACCTGTTATTGAAGTAATACAGGATTTATCAGTACTGAATAATATAAATAGTGGTCGGGTGGCATTTGACTTCGAGACAACTTCTTTAAAACCACACGCCTGCGGACACCGAATTGTTTGTTGTGCAGTGGCAGACACCCCTGATCATGCCTGGGTGTTTATGATGCCTGATACTCGTAGAGAACGTCAACCACTAGTCAATCTGTTAGCAAACCCAAATGTAGGTAAAATGGCCCACAATATGAAGTTTGAACAGGCATGGAGCGTGGTACGGTTAAACCAAGGTGTTGAAAACTGGCTTTGGGATAGCATGCTAGCATCTCACATATTAGATAATCGTACTGGAATAACAAATCTGAAATTCCAAACATACGTAAATTTCGGAATCGTGGACTATGCAAGTTCTATTGCCTCATACTTAGAGGGAGATGATACGAATGCTAATTCATTTAACAAAGTTCTAGATTTGATAAAAACACAAGATGGAAAAGATCAGTTATTACATTACTGTGGATTAGATGCTATATATGAAAGGAGATTAGCCGAAAAACAAATGGAATTGATTGGAGTATTACCATTCTAATTTTAAAAATATTTATTATCTTTGTACTGCTTATTGATCATACTATGAATTCAGTAAAAGATACATTTGCCCCAAAAATGGATGTGATTATTCCTTACGGTATGATCAATAAGCCTTCTATTTGCGGGGCATCTTATTTTATAGTTATGAAAATAAATGGTTTTATTAGAACAAACATTCCTCCACACACATCTGGCGTTTATGTTATTCAATCTATTGTTAATAATAATGGATATATTGGAAGTGCAAGTGATTTCAATTCAAGAAAACAAGATCATTTTAAAAGATTAGAAGAAGGAACACATAATAAAAATTTACAACCTCATCATGATCAATACGGTAAAAATGATCTTTGGTTTGGTATAATAGAACTTGTAAAAAGATTACCAGATGAAGATATTAAAATATTTAGAGTTCGATTACTTGCTAGAGAACAATTTTATATTGATACTTTAAAGCCTGAGTTTAATGTATGTCCAACAGCAGGTTCCCCTTTAGGAAGAATTCAATCAAAAAAAGAAAAAGAAGAACGTAAAATTATATGGACTAATTTAGAATATAAAAAAAGAGTTTCTTTAAAAATGAAAGAATCACATTCTAATTTTTCAGGAGAAAATCATCCAAATTATGGTAAAAAATATCATGCTAAAGCAAGAACATCACCTCATAAAAATAAAGATAAAAAACAATCTAAAGAGCATGTAAGAAAAAAAGTTGAATCTTTTAAAAAATGGTGGGATACTAAAGATGGACAAAAACGAAAATTAGAAATATCTATATCTAATAATAAACAAAATGGTCATTTTGAGAAAAGTAAATTATAAAATTGTATAATATATTATGGAAAAGATTACAAAAGCAGTTGACTTAGATCAACATAAAATTGTCAATGACGGTTGTATGATAACTTTCAGTGGAATTGTTATTAACTTAATGCACCCTGATCCTGAAACGATATTAATAGAAGATATTGCTCACGGACTTGCTAATAATTGTCGATGGAATGGTCACTCTCAAAAGTTCTGGAGTGTAGCACAACATTGCTGTATGATGTATGATAAAGCTCCACATAACGAAAAATTATCTTGGCTATTTCATGATGCAGAAGAGGCTTACTGGGGTGATATAATTAAACCACTCAAAAATATTATTAGAGAAAGTTGTCCTCAAATAACGGAAAGGATGAAACAGATGAGGCGACTTATTTATAAAAAATTTAAAATTTATCCGCAAACTATGTTATGCATGATAGGAGATTTTGAATGTCTGGAATGGGAATTTGAAAATATTATTAAAAAAGAGAATGCTGATTTTTGGTTACCAGAACGAGCAGAACAGGAATGGTTATACAGATATTTTAAATCTATATAATATGGCAAAAGTTATAAAAATGACTCCTGAACTTCAAAAGAAGTCAGAAGGGTTTGACAAAGCTGATGAACATTTCAAAAAGATTTATACTAAGAATGGTATAAATAAATTAGAATTAATTAATTTTATTGAAGATACCATCCAGTTAATGCCACAGGAAGGCAAATCTGATTTTGCACAACATATTATATTTCATATCCTGCTTTGGAGTTCCTATAATCTTTATGAAGCATTGGGCATACTTGAATGTGCTAAAGTAGATTATTATGAATCATGGATTAATATGAATGAAGACGATGAAGATTAATTTTTAGTATGAAAGTATTAAATTTATACGCTGGAATTGGAGGTAATCGTAAACTTTGGAAAGATGTTGAAGTTACTGCTATTGAAAATAATCAGGAAATAGCAGATATTTATAAAGACTTATTTTCTGATGATATAGTTATTGTAACAGACGCCCATCAATATCTCTTAGAATACTTTCAGGAATTTGATTTTATATGGAGTGGTCCTCCTTGTCAAAGTCATAGCAGAACTAATTATTTTTTGAAAACAAAAGTATTGAGATACCCTGATTTAAAATTATATGAAGAAATAATATTTTTACAAACTTATTTTAATAAAGGTAGATGGGTTGTTGAAAACGTAATTCCTTTTTATTTACCTCTTATACATCCTACAATAGTTATCGGGAGACATTGTTTTTGGTCTAATTTTAGAATACAAAATATATTTTCATCAAATAAAGAAATTGGAAAAATGTGTGGTAAAAATCAAACTGCACATAAAAAACCACTTTTAGAAAGAAACATGGTTGATCCAAAACTAGGATTACATATATTTAATGAATCTAAAAAAGGAATGAAACCTCTTTTCAATTATGACTATTAATCCCAAAACAAAAGAAGCATACAATCTGCTACACGAAGGAATTTTGGCACTTTCACGGGCTGAACAAGTTGGCATACGTGTAGATTTACCATATATTGAACACCAGAAGGTTATTTTGACCCGTAAGATTAACCGTCTGGAAAATGAGTTTAAAGAAACCAACTTTTTTAAACACTGGGAGCATAGCACCAACGGTAAGGTCAATATCAATAGTGATCAACAGTTAGCTCACTTCCTGTACAGGGTAAAAAAACTTAAACCACCCAAGTTCACTACTAATGGTCAGGGGTCAGTGGATGAAGACTCACTCAAGCAGTTGAACATACCCGAACTGAATATATTGCTGGAATGTGGTAAGATTAAACGCCTGAGAGATGTCAACCTAGACGGGTTTGCCCGTGAACAGGTTGATGGTTATATTCATCCGATGTTCAACTTACATCTTGTAAAAACTTATAGATCAAGCAGTTCCAATCCCAACTTCCAAAATATTCCAATTCGAGATGAAGAATCTATGCAGGTAGTACGTCAGGCGTTGTATGCTCGTCCAGGTCATCAGTTAATGGAAATTGATACATCTGGTATGGAAGTACGTATTGCTGCAACATATCATAAAGACCCTACCATGTTAAAATATATCAGAAATCCAAAGTCAGATATGCATGGGGATATGGCAAAGCAAATCTATCTATTAGATAAATTAGATAAAGACATACCATCCCATAAAGTATTACGCTATGGTGCTAAGAACGGTTTTGTATTTCCTGAATTTTATGGTGACTATTATAAAAATTGTGCTATTGGGCTTTGTGATTGGGGGGAATTACCACAGGGACGTTGGCATGAGGGGGAAGGTATTGAAATGCCACAAGGTACTTTATCAGATCATCTAATTTCTAAAGGTTTAAAAGAATTTGGTGAGATTAAAAAAGTAGGTAACAAAATTATTGTAACAGGATTCTTGAAACACATACAGGATATTGAATATGATTTTTGGAATAATCGCTTTCCGGTTTATGCAGAATGGAAAAATCGTTGGTGGCGAGCATATTTACGTAATGGTTATTTTGATTTATCAACAGGTTTTCGCTGTAGAGGAATAATGAATCTTAAAGAAGTAATAAATTATCCCGTACAAGGTGCCGCATTTCATTGTCTGCTGTGGGGATTTATTGAAGTTGATAAAACAGCTATAAAAGAACATTGGGATAGCCGATTAGTAGGACAGATACATGATTCACTCGTACTTGACGTTCTTTCATCAGAAGCTGAATACATTTATAAAACAATCCGTAGAATAATGTGTGAAGAATTACCTGCTGCATGGGATTGGATCAACGTCCCAATAGACATAGACTGTGAAATATCTCCGGTAGATAGTTCATGGGCTGAAAAACAAAAATTTGAATTAAAAAATTAATTGTATAATATATAAAATAACAATATGAGTCTATATCAAAAGTATCGTCCTACAAGTTTAGATCAAATTAAAGGTAATCAGGATACTATTACTGCACTAGAAAAATATCTTGAGGATAAAACTAAATGTCCTCATGTATTTCTCTTCCATGGCCCTAAAGGTACGGGCAAAACAACGGTCGCACGTATTATAGCTAATCGCCTGGGTTGCACAGGTAATGATCTGAAAGAACTCAACGTTGCTGATTTTCGTGGTATTGATACCTCACGTGAGATATGTCAGCATGCTATGTACAAACCAATGGAGGGAACGAGCCGGGGATGGATATTTGACGAGGCCCACCGATGGACATCTGATGCCGCTAGTGCACTATTGAAAATATTTGAAGATACCCCTGCTCATGTGTACTTTTTCCTTTGTACTACTGATCCTCAAAAGTTGCTAACCACTATAAAAGACCGTTGTACCACGTTCCAGATGAATCCCCTGAGTGAATCCCAGATGAAAGGTCTATTGCGCAGGATTCTACATGAAGAACAGGAATCTATACCTGATGAAGTTTATGAACAGATCACTCAGGACAGTCTAGGACATCCCCGTGCAGCGTTGCAGATACTTGATAAGGTATTACAAGTCCCCGTGGAACGTCGTCTGGAAGTTGCCCGGCAGACAGCAGAACAGCAAAGTGAGAGTATTGCTTTATGTCGGGCGTTGTTAGAAAATGCTAGTTGGAAAAAGATTCGGAACATTCTTAAAGATTTAAAAGATCAGGAGCCAGAAGAAATACGTCGGCGTGTTTTAGGATATTGTCGGGAAACGCTATTAAAAAATGATGAAAATGACCAGGCAGGTTTAATTATGGAAGAGTTCCTGGAACCATTTTACAATAGTCCTGCTGAGCAGTTGGTTTATGCCTGTTATGCCATTGCACGTCACCAATGAAATGCTCAACACCAGACTGTACCAATGAAGCACCAAGGGGTAGACGATTATGTCTCACATGTAAATCAAAACTTTACAGAGAAAGAAATCAATTAAAGTACTGGTATGACACGTTGAAGATGAACGCTAAGTGTAGACAAAAGCCCTTTACTTTAACACTAGAACAGTTTAGTGAGTTTTGTAAAAAGACAGGTTATGATGAAAAGAAAGGTAAGACAGCACAATCGTTGTCGGTAGACCGTATTAAAAGTCATCTAGGTTACACTGCTGATAATATTCGGGCAATAACTTTGAGTGAAAATACGATGAGACGTTATAATGAAAGTGTAAAACCTGAAGATAATTGCCCATTTTGAAAATATTAAAATAAAAATTTGTATAATAATAAAAACACGTTTGCTATGGATTATGAAAAGGATATAGAAATAGACGAAAGTGCTATTGATTTAGGATGTTTTGAACAACCTAGATTAATGTTAAAGGTTACAAGACTTGAAGCAGAACTTGAAAAAGCTGAAGATGAAGCTAAAGAAAGGCAAAATTTAATTAAAGCCGATATTGATAAAGAAATTCGTTCTGATCCTGAAAAGTTTGGGATTGAAAAAATCACAGAAGCTGCTGTTACCAGTGCTATACTTTCTGACAAGCGTTATAAACAGGCAAGCACAGAATATATAAATGCTAAATTTGAATCAAAATGTGCAACAGGGGCTGTTAAATCTTTTGAGCATCGTAAAAATATGCTTGAAACGTTAGCAAAACTCCATGGACAGAGTTATTTTGCTGGACCAGCTATACCCCATGATTTATCAAAATTCCGTCAGGAGAGGCAAAAGAAAGTTGATACTGGTGTTTCTAATAAAATACAACGCACAAGATAATGAAAATAGTAATATATGTCTTATCGTGCAGTGCTGCATTCTTAATACTATTCTACTTATTAAGCTGGGTACAGATGCGAGCCTGGTTACGTGCAGCAGATGATTTTTTCAATAATAAAATAACAGAATATTTAACGAAATTTAAAAACAAAGAAAATGAGGAACAAAAAAAGTAATTTCCGTGGAAAAGTAGCCAGTGATGCACAACGTCAGCAAAAGGCTGCAACAAGTTATGGACATTTGTTATTACCTAAAGACATTAAGGTATTCAACCCCAAACCAGGCAGCAAGGTACTGCTGGATTTTTTACCTTACGAAGTCACAGATGCTAAGCATCCTGACCGTAACCCGGAACAGGACGTGGCTATGCCAGGTTCACTATGGTACAAGCGACCATATAAGCTGCACCGCAACGTGGGGGCGGATAACGACTCAGCTGTTTGTCCAACCAGCATTAAGAAACCCTGCCCAATATGTGAACACCGGTCTGTACGCAGTAAAGCCGGGGCAGATAAAGAGGAACTCAAAGCTATGAATGCCAGCCAGCGTAACCTGTATGTGGTTGTACCATTGGGTGAAAAAGATTATGATGAAAAACCTCACATAATGGATATTGCCCAGTTCCTATTTCAGGACTTGCTCAATGAGGAACTTCAGGAAAATGAGGACAATGAAGTATTCCCTGATCTAGAAGAAGGTAAATCAGTTAAAATCCGGTTTGATTCTACAACCATTGCAGGGAGTAAGGCATTTGCTACAGCTGACCGCATAGACTTCATTGAACGGGAAAGTCAGTACAAAGAATCCATACTGACTAAAGTTCCTAACTTGGATGAAGTACTCAAAATTTACAGTTATGAGGAACTGTCTGCCAAGTGGTTTGAATTAGAGTCAGAACCTGATGGAGGTAAGCTCAGAGATGTTGATGACGATAACATTGAAACAGACCGAGTCAAGAAGACAGTCAATCCAGACAAAGAACCAGCACGTTCAACCCGTCGGGCTGTTAAAGAAGAAAAAGAAAAAACAAAAGACCTGCCTACATGGGCTGAATTAAAACGCATTGACCGGGCAAACCTGACTACACTGATTGAGGAATACGAACTGGGATTGAATATAGATGATTTTGAAGATTCTGATGCCGGGGATGATGAATTGAGAAAAGATATTGCTGTATCATTAGATATTGTAATCCCAAAACGTTCAACACGTCCTACTAATAAAGAACCAGAAGAGAAGGAAGAAAAACATACTCCAACCCGTGGTAGTGTTAGCAGTTCAACCCGCACGTCAACGAAAGATGAAGCAGACGTAGTGGATAAAAAGTCAGGCAGTCGGGCATCTCGTGGAACAGACCCTGAAGAAAAATGTCCATACAATCACACCTTTGGTAAGGATACTGAGCGGTTTGATGACTGTGATAACTGTAAACTGTTTGATGATTGCCTGGATGCCAAGCGGGCAGCAAATAAGAAGTAATGGTTATACTCAAGACACATACTAAAAGAGAACCATATAAGTACATTGGGGTATTTCTGCCCCAATGGGTACATGAGTACTTTGCTTTATACACGCTGGCTAAAGGTGAAAGTAAATCAACAGTGATACGACGTTTATTTGAGGAGTGGATCACTAATCAACACACCACCTCAGCGGATAGTAATGACGCTAAATTGATCAGCGAAATTATACAAACGATCAAACTTCAATGGAAGTTGGAACGAGTCACTCATCCTAACATTATGCTTAGTGTGTATAAAGCTAATGTGAAAGCAGAATTAACCAGCAGAGGGATTAATTCACAATATATTGAAACCATACTAAAGGAACTTGAGTGATGAAAATGGAACGTACCATTAAAGCAGAAGAACCACTCAGCACTCAGATGAAACGTCGGGTCACTGCCAACGTGGAACGTAAGTCCAAGCCAGAATATGATGGGGATTTTGGCAAAGTTATTAGTACAGGTTCAACGTTACTTGATCTGGCTATCAGTGGTGGTCGGGTGCATGGCGGGGGTTTGCCCGGTGGTATATTTGTTGAAGCATTTGGGCCAACCGGGAGTGGTAAGACTGTTTTGTTATCAGAGATTGCCGGAGCTGTTCAACGTCAGGGTGGAGATGTGTTGTTTCATGACCCAGAGGCTAGGTTGAATAAACAGTTTGCTCAAATGTTTGGTCTTAAAATTAAAGACGAAAACTATAAAAAACCAGCTACTGTACCAGAAGTTTTTAAAGCTGTTCGGGCATGGGAACCAGAAGGTAAATCAAAAGTCGTACATGGTATATTTGCAGACTCCCTAGCTGCTCTTTCTACTACTACAGAAATGGACAATGAGGAAGGGGACAAAATGGGAATGCGTCGTGCCAAGGAGTTTAGTCAGGAGTTGCGTCAAACGTGTCGCCTGATCACTGAAAAGAACTATTTAATGGTTTGCAGTAATCAGGTACGTATAAATGTAGACGCTGGTCAGTACGGTCAAAAATACACAACCCCTGGTGGAGAATCTGTCGGATTTTATGCCAGTTTGCGATTACGATTTAACCGAGCAGAGAAAATTAAACTTAAAAAGCGAATTGCTGGTAAGGAAGAAAGTCGGGTAATTGGTGTGGAGGCTTGTATTGAAGTGTTTAAAAGTTCAATATGGAAACCATTTCATACTGCTCCTGTAACAATACTTTTTTCCTATGGCATAGATTCAATCCGGGATGAACTGCAATTTATTAAAGATCACACTAAAAACACCACTTATTGTGTATCCAATATCAGTTTGTCTAATAGTATTGAAGAAGCCATTAAGATTGTTGAAACAGATAAATTAGAAACTACTTTAAAAGAAGAAGTGATTAATTTGTGGGAACATATAGAAAGTCAATTTGAACAGGAACGTAAACCCAAAAGATGATGAAACCCGGAGATATAGTAATGATATTCGCAAGTCCAGTTAAACAGGAACATCCAATAGATCAGGCAAAATTGATTGAGAAGAAACGAGATTTACCAAGAGGTCTTGAAGAATGGTGGGTTGAATATACCAATGATCCTGATAAACAGTATGTAGTTATACTAAAAAATGATGATGGAACGCACGAATGAACCAAGGATATTGACTAATGATCCTAGTTTTACTGCCTGGGGTTGGGCTATCCTGAGTAGCAATGGTAGAGTCTTTAGAACAGGTTGTATTAAAACTGCTCCTGAACAAAAGAAACGTCGTATACGTACTTCGGACGACCGAACACGTCGGACGAGTGAGATTGTACAAACATTGCTGAAGTTGATAAAAGATCATAATATAACATATATACTGAGTGAATCTCCACATGGTTCACAGAATGCCAGTGCAGCAGTAATGATCGGTATTGTAACGGGTATTACCACTACAATATCGGAATGCCTGAATATCCCAATAGAATATTATTCTGAACAGGATGCCAAGAAAGCTGTACTGAATAAAAAAGCAGCTACCAAAGAAGATATGATTAATGCTATTGATAAACTCTATGCCGTAAATTGGCGAGGTGTTAAATACATAGATGAAGCAGTGGCTGATGCCCTTGCTATTCATTACGTAGCTAGCAGGGAAAGTCCAACATTACGTTTATTTAAAAATCAATAACTATGAAACAACGAGATACAATACATTGGGAAACTCAAATATTGTTGTGGATTATTATAATGATACTTTGCACAATTTGTCACAAATTAAATGCTCAAAACCTAGACATACATTTACTTAGGCAAATCAATACCCCTCATGAACTAGTTACTGATGGATTCTTTAGAGGGGTGTCTAATTCTACCTTTTTTATATCAGTAGGAACTCCGCTCACTATGATGATTACGGGTGAGATAAGAAATGATCCTAAACTACTTAAAACTTCCTGTATATTAATAGTCTCAACAGCAACTACATTTGCTATTACTGATATTTTAAAGCATGCTGTGAACCGTCAGCGACCGTTTGTGACTTATAAAGACATACTGAACAAATCCAGGGTGGTTACCTTAGACCCATCATTCCCATCTGGTCATACGTCCAGTGCTTTTAATACAGCTACATTTATAAGTTTACATTATCCTAAGTGGTACATTATTTTACCATCTTTTACGTGGGCAGGCACAGTGGCATACTCCAGGATGTATTTAGGTGTACATTATCCTTCAGACGTACTCGTTGGTGCTTTAATTGGATCAGGCACGGCTTATTTAACTCATGTATTAAATAAAAAATTGTATAATAGATAAAAACTATGATCTGGACAAAAACTTTCAAATTTACAAAAATTAGACCAAACAAATATCCAGAAACTATATGTGTTGAAGTTTGGTTCTTTTTAATTATCCCAATGTTTATAAGAATATATTAATATGAGAAATTTAAAAAACTTTAATCATTGGATTGCTGAAATAAGGCAATTGGCAATAGAATTTCCGGTAAAAGATATTGATGAGGATGGGATTACATCAAATATTTCAAAATTAGGCATTAAAAGAATCTTTAATAAATCATCATTTACCGATGAATTTAGAGATGGGTTAACACCGCAAGAAGCTTTTGATAATGAAATGGATGCTTGGAAAGATTCCTTATAAACTATTAATATGATACAATCGCTCGAACTTTGCAACTTCGAAAGTTACCGGCATTCCAAATTAGAATTCGTACCGGGCGTAAATATCGTCGTTGGTGCCACAGATGCAGGTAAGACAGCCATTATGCGAGCATTTCGCTGGTGCATAAACAATCGTCCTAATGGTAGTGATTTTGTTAGTTGGGAAGGGGTTAATGATGAAGGAGACACTCAGGTTATAATAACCACAGACACTGATACTATCACCCGTAGCAAAGGAAAAATTGAGCTTTATAAAGTCAACAAACTTGAACTTAAAGCATTCAATAAAGATGTACCGTCGGAAGTCAGTCAGGCATTGAATTTGTCAGAGATAAATATCAAAAGTCAGTTCGAATCACATTTTCTGCTCAGTAAAACATCAGGAGAAGTAGCTAGTTTTTTCAATAAGATTGCCCGATTGGACATTATTGATACTGCAACTAACAATGTCAACCGATGGATCAATGAAATTAAACAGGACATTGCTAGTAAGAACCGACTGATTGAAGAGAACCAGATTAAATTAAAAACATTTGATTACCTTACTGAGTTTGAAACTGAAGTTGAAACCCTGGAAGATGCAGAAATTGATCTGAGAGAAATGCAATCACAATATGATCAACTCAATAAACTGTTAACAGATATTGATCGGGTTAATGCTGCTATTGAACAGGAACAACTCATGGTGCAAAGTGAAACGTTGATTAACAGTATTCTGGATGATTATAACCAACGTCGAGCACTCCAGACAAAACACGATAATTTAACCGTGTTACTGAATGAAATAGATGACATTCAGCGTCAATCAGACGAATTTCAACAGTTGTTAGGTTGTGAAACGTTAATTAATGAACTGTTAAAACTTTATAAGGAACGGGCTATTGCTGAAACAGAACACATCAAGTTATCCCGGTTGTTGCATAATATAAGTGGTACAGAAACTCAGTTGAAACAGGCAGAAACCCGTTACAATGCTTTACATAAACAGTTTGAGGATGAATTTCCATCAGTATGCCCTTTGTGTGGTAAACCAAAATAAAGAATTATGGATAATAATTTTGATTTTATAAAAAAGGTTGCTCTTCGTTTAAAAAATGAAGAAATAGATAAAATGTCAGAAGAACAAAAAACAAGAATTATAGAGATTGATTCTGAAATTAATGAAATTGAAGAAAAAGAAAGTTATATGCAATATATATTGGATTTATTAGAAAAATATATGTTTTAATGGAACGTTCTAAACTAAATAAAATCCCAACATTAATTTGCTCTGCCGATTGGCACCTAAGAGAGGATACCCCTGTGGCAAGAACGGATGATTACTGGGTAGAACAATGGCGAAAGGTTGATTTTATTTCTGACTTACAAAAGAAATATCATTGCCCTGTAATATTATCTGGAGATATGTACGATCATTGGAAACCTTCACCAAACCTGTTGCGAGAAACTATATTACATATACCAGATCAATTAATGGTTTGTTACGGGCAACATGACCTACCAGCACATTCGCTGGATTTAGTAAACAAGTGTGGGATAAATGTTTTAGAAGCTGCAAAAAAATTAACTGTTTTACCAGAATGTCACTGGAATCAATTTCCAAAAGAAGGTAGTTTATATTTACCTAATTATGATTGTCATATTCTAGTCTGGCACGTTATGAATTATCAAGGTAAATTGCCGTGGCCAAATTGCCCATCACCATTATCAGGAGCAATACTTAGAAAGTACCCTCAATTCCCATTGATCATAACCGGTGATAACCATAAAAGTTTTTCAGAATCGTTTGAAGGACGTTGGCTCATTAACCCCGGTTCGTTAATGCGTATGGATGCTGACCAGATTGACCACCGACCTTGTGTATATCTATGGTTCGCAGAAGATAACACTATAGAACAAGTATTTATACCCATTAAGCAGGGAGTGATCAGCCGGGAGCATCTGGAACGTGAAGCAGAACGGGACGGTCGTATTGATGCTTTTGTAAGCCGTCTGGATGATGACTGGGAAGCTGCGTTGTCGTTTGAACAAAATGTTGAAACTTTTAAACAGACTAATCAGGTTAGGATAAGTGTAATGGATATTGTTTACCGGAGTATGGAGAAAGTAAAATTAGTATTATGAAACTAATAGTAGCTGGTAGTAGAACCTTTGATAATTATAAATTACTAGATATTTCTATTACTGATTTTATAGTACATTTAACAAAAGAACCTTTTCATCAATTAGAAATTATATCTGGTACTGCTAAAGGAGCAGATCACCTTGGAGAAATATTTGCAAAAAAGAATCATTTGAAATGTTCTAGATTTCCAGCTAATTGGGACAAATATGGAAAATCTGCCGGATATAAACGAAATGAAGAAATGGCAAAATATGCTGATGCTTGTATTTGTTTCTGGGATGGTATAAGTAGGGGAACAAATCATATGATAAACATAGCAATTGAACATGAATTAGACTTAAAAATAATACGATTTAGATGACACCAATAGAAGTTTTACAGGAACAACTTTATAAATATGAAAAGGCACTCAAAAAGTCTGAGGAATCGTTAAAAGCAGGACAGATCACTCCAGAACTTCATCGTATACATCGGACAAACAATGAACCGGAGATTAAAAAATTCAGAAGAGCCATAGCAATATTAAAAGCAGAGGAATTATGAAAACAGAAACCCAATTACTAGACTTAAAAAAGGATGTTGAATCAGCAAAAAACACTACTGCTGAACTGACCGGTCAACTGAAAGGTCTTAAAAAGCAATTACAGGAAGAATGGTCTTGTAAAGATTCTGCCACAGGAGACAAACGAATTGTTGATTTATTAAAGCAGATTCGTGAACTGGATCAGAAGATCAAAGACAGTACTGTTGAACTAGAGGAAAAATATCAACTATGAAATTTATAATGAAGGCAGATATTATATTTAGGGCAGAGGATATTGATGATGCTTTTTTATGCTTAGCAACTCATTTTATGTATCTTAATGATGGGGTGGGTGAAGATCCTCAACTTATTGAAAAAGGAAAAATTGAAATAAAACCTTTAAAAGATGAATAGCATATCCCAAATCCGTCAACGACTAGAACAACGCAAGGGTCAGCGCACGGAAGTTGAACAGACTATCACTAATAATGTTCAGGCAGTCAAAGATCAGGAACGTTCCCTCAGGCGTCATGAAGAAGCTCGTGAAATTATTCGTATTACTGGACAAAAAACCCAAAACCAATTGTCCTTTCACATAAAAGATATTACTTCACTGGCTATGGAAGCCGTATTCAATAATCCTTACGGTCTGGCTATGGAATTTGTTAACCGACGTAATAAAACTGAATGTGATCTATATTTTGAACGGGACGGCAACCGGGTAGAACCCCTTGATGGTGGAGGTGGTGGTGCTGCCGATGTGGCTTCATTCGCTCTGCGGGTTGCTAGTTGGTCTCTACAACGTCCACACACACGTAACGTGCTTTTATTGGATGAACCGTTTAAACACCTCAAAGGAGAGAACGAGAACCGACGAGTGCTTGAAATGTTACGTAAGATCAGTCAAGAGTTAAAAATGCAAATTATTATGGTCAGTGATGAACGTATAAGCCGGGAAACTACCATTGAAGCTACTGACCGGCTGTTTGAAGTGAGTATTCGTAGCGGGATAAGTAAAATAACAGTATCATGAAAACAGAAATTTGGGTAAATTTTAATTATGGTGCGTGGCATTTATCTTTTTCAAAAACATTTATTTTCCCATTTACTCCTTTTGTTGGGATGTTTCTTTTAGATAAAGAAGGAGATTACGAAAATCAAATTGAACTTGCAAATAACGATTATCGCAGAACTATGATTTTCTATTATGTAAAGGAAGATAAATTTATTGTTGATATTAATGAGCATTGGAAACGCCCAGTATCTGATGAATGCATTGATAATACAATAGAAATATTTAAAAATACTAAATGGAAAAGAGAAGATGATACAAATGTTTCTGAATTAAAAGAATTAATGAAAAGGGATTACGAAAAAACTAAAAAGACAGTATCATGAAAGTACTAATCATTATCATCTCTTGTATCATATTAAATATCTCATGTTGGATTGGAACGGTGACTATCAATCAACATCAAATACCTAATCAATTAACTTTAACAGTTAAATCCATTCATAATGACCACGACGTTGTATTAAAGGATCAGAAAGGTAATATTTACGTAATGAGTGTTGAGAATGCTTATGATGAAGCATTCGTCCCAGGTACAATAATTTATTTTGGTAGAAATGAAGTAATAATCAAATGAAAACAATTCCGTTATCTAGAGGTCACGTTGCTTTATGTGATGACAAAGATTATAAATTTCTTAATCAATGGAAATGGTCATATCAGGAAAACCTAGATGGTAGTTGTTTTGCAGTAAGAATGACTACAATTAATGGTGAAAGAAAATCATTAATAATGCATAGAATATTATTAAATCCTCCTAAAGGATATATAGATAAGCATTTAGACGGTAATGGAATAAATAACCAGCGAGCAAACTTCTTAAGAATGTCGCTCAGTCAGTTACGAGCTAGTGATCATATTGTTCATTCAAAATCAGGATACAAAGGTGTTAAGATTACAGCACAAATAAGTGTAAATAGAAAACATATTGATTTAGGTAGTTTTAAGTCAGTAAAGAAAGCAGCAAAAGCGTATGATAAAGCTGCAAAGAAATATTTTGGTGAATTTGCTGTTCTTAATTTTAAATAATGGATCAGGACAGAGCAGTCAACAAAATCCTTCGTGATCTTAAACAATTTGAACTGATAAAAGCAGATGATGAGGGACATATTAGATTACATTTACAAAGATTGTATACAGCAGGATGGGAAGAGGGTAATAAAAGAATATTTGCTAACTTTAAAAAAACAATCATTTTGTACAATAAATACAATGAACCTATTGCTGAGTATGAAAGTGCTGAAGAGGCAGCAAGGCAAACTAAATGTTCTGTGAAAGGAATTTATAGTGCTGTTTATAGAAAATCAGTATCAAGAAATGGTAATTACTGGAAATATAAAGATAATGAAAGATGATAGTCTAATGCCTTTTGGAAAATATCAAGGAGAAAAGATGGCCAACATACCTGCTAGTTATTTACTTTGGCTATTTGAAAACGGCAAATGCTATGGTGAAGTCAAAGAATATATTAAAGCAAATTTAGATGTTTTGAAAGCTGAGATTAATTATGAATCTAAAAAAGGAAAATGATTTTATTCAATTTTAAAAAAGTTCTCATAAAATATAGAAGGAAAAATACGTGTAGTTTCCTCAAATGAACGTACCCATATCAGGTTATCTATCTCAATATAAACCTTTCGTGCTTTAACGTCACATTCTTTTATCTTTCCAATTTCTATGTCTGATTCTGAATCACCAATAAACCGTACTGAAGTACCTGTCATAAAGTAGTATTGGACGTCCCAAAATCCTTTAATTTTTTCCTGATACTCATCCCGATAACAAAAGGCAGGTAACCCATTTTTTCCAAAAAACTTCTGTAAATAACGTTCCTGCTGACTAACATTGTTGAATATTGACGGCAAACAGTTTTCTAAGGCTATCTGATCAATCTTCTCACGCTTCTTGATACATATATCAGCAAACTTCTTTTTATCAAAAGGGCGTGTGTAAATAAGTCCACGGAACCTGTAGCACAACCACTCAATTTGTAAACGACTATAAAAATCAGAAATAGGAATAATCCGTGTGCGAGGTAACTGGCTAGTCATACATTATATGTAATGAACTTTGAATGTGGTATGTGTTTCTCGCAGGTCAGTCACAGCAAAGAACGTACTCATTGCCCCATCATCATGATCGGAACTACTTTCTAGCTTACCACTATCTTCATGAAACGTCACACTATTAAATTCCCCACATAACCATTCGAACGTGTTCCGGCTTGTCTCATCACCAAACGGAATACGCAGTTCACCCCGTTCGAACATAGCACTCAGGCTGGGCAATCCTTCGTACAGGTCTTTTTTCAGGTTACTTTCCGTAATGAATGGTTCAATATTACTTACACCACGTTCCCTGACCAGTTCGATCATTATACTCTGAAAACCATTCCCCTCGGCAATAATACGGTTTGGTCGGAAGCGGTTGTTCAACGACACAATCTCCGAGACCTGTTCTCCATGGGGCATACCCTTCTTACGGAACACGTGTAACAGGTAATATTTTTTATCAGCAGCACGTCCCCAAACACTAAATACTGAATAATCAGCACTCACTGTACCACTAAGAGCAAAGTCACAACCCATCACTACACGTTCCATCTGGACGGGAAAACTATCAATATTGTTAACCAACGAAATTTTATCCATACCAATTTTAGCACGATTCAGGTATTCCCACGGGAACAGTGAAGAATAATCACTGATAGGCTTGACCAAATGCTCACGGGTGAAAACAATAGTACCCTGAGATTCCTTCAATTCCATCAGTTTGTCAAACGTGTACCGTTCTGGTGCTAGTATTCTGCCATCCGGATATATACCAGGATAAATAAATGTCTTGAAGTTAGGATCATTCTTGATGCGCCAGTACAGGTCTTTCTCATGGAACGGTGTACCGCTGACTATCAAATATCCCCCAGGCTCAACAATGTTCACAATTTCGGCATAGAATACCTCTTCAAACTTATCCCGCTGATCTTTGCTGTACAGGCAACTTTTATCCAGAAAGTCATCTACTATGGCTGCCCCTAAGTGTAGACCACGTATAAAAGAACCTTTAGAACGTAAAAGTATAGAGGCTCCATTTTTGGTACGTATCTGTTCCTTGCCTAAGTCGTTATGATTGGTGGGTAATAAAATGTCATGTAAGAAATCATTTGTACGTATTTCTTCAACCACTTTCTCCAGATGACGTATCCCCAACTTGCTTTCATTAGTTATTAGAACTGTTTCTTTATGATTACGATTTTCATGAGTATCCTGTGTACGATTCATCCATTGTGGACGGCGATAACCATAACTACGCCATAGAGGAAATGCAAAACACCACTCATAGGATTTTCCTGACCCACGTTCACATTGGAAACTACTGAATGGATACATTTGGGTTAAATTACCCCACTCGATATTCCTATAACCCATGTCGAAATTAGGTAACATTGTGGTTTTAAAGTAATTGAATGAATTGATCTTCAATGTTTCATCCATTACTGTTTCTAAATTCGGTAAATAATCAATGCTTTCCGGATCAATCAGGTCAGATTCCACATGCGTTACTCTGTATGTTTCCTGCAACATGCTCAGGTATAATGCATCCAGGTCATTATTATACCCTCCCAGAAGTTCTTTCATTGCTGCTGGAGTAAGATTACGCAATATTTGATCAACATAAGAAAAAATATCACGTTTTTCTGACTTACTTAAAACCTTCCCTTCAATAATATTGTTACTAATTTCAATCATTACGTTCATTTATGAAATTCACTCCAGGGAATGTTGAAATATAATTATCCAACAGGGCAAAGTCAGCATCCCGTTGTTCCATATCAGTGTATTCTATTGTCTTGTTAGTTTCCGGGTTTGTAACCGAAGTGGTTTCAGGCAGAGCGTTGATGATTATAAAGTATAACATGGCGTGCTTCCCAAAATTGTACTCATCCCGCTTTTCATAACCCCGTACATAATGTAAATCCAACCGGAAGTCTCGGAAGTAAATCCAGTTACGCTTGAATAAAAAGGTTAAACCACTTTTTGACTTTTTGTCTTTGACTTTTGGAACACCATCCTCATCATCCCCCGTCCCATCATCCCGTTCCAATACTAGTTTGGCATGAACATCCAACAGTTTATCATAAATTTCTTTATCCTTTAAATATTTCCATTGGTTGAGTATAGTTACCACTTCCTGTAAACCAGCATCTTTTAATAAACCAGTAAGTTCTGTAATTATCTCTGCATCTTCCTTACTTAAAGGATGGATTAAAGAGGATTCTAAGTCTTTTGGATATCTTTGACTTGAAGATTGTAAGAAAGTATTCATACCAAATTTGTAACAAAATTAAACAATTATATCTCCTCCAATCGGGTCTCCATAATACTGTGACCCCCACTCCATGTGAATACTAATAGCATCTTGTTTATCAGGAACGATCGGTACCACTAGATCAACATTGTTTGGATCAGTAGTATATAAATTATTTTCAGCCTGTATGCTATCAGCCAACCCGTCAACAAGACTGCGTTGAATCCATATGCCTACCATACCATCAATAGCAACTGTACCTATTTCTACTGCATTCACCTGCCCTGATGCTTCATAAAAATCAGCATACAATGGTTTGGAATTTCGGTTTGGTATATGTTCCATTTGAAGTACTCCATTGGCATCCGCTGTCATATCAACAGCAGCAACCAGATACTTACTATATGACCCATCAGGATATTCAAACCAAAGCCACAGATTATCAACCTCTACTCCTGTTTCATTCTTCAGTACCAGTGCAATGAATTCATCTTCTGGTGTCTTACTCAACATAAACTGAGTTATCTCACTGAACAGGTTATCAAAAGCATTATTAGGCAAAGGACTTGCTGACTTGTAACCACCCAGT